TTCTTTATGGTTACATCGTTGGTTGATCCCTGACCTGTTATTATGATTCCTTCCGCAGAAGTCCAGCCAATCGCGGCATCATCTCCGGCAGCAGTATCTCCATCGGCATTTAAAGTTGAAGCGGTTAAATCTCCAACAACGTCTACATTTGTTGTGCCTGTAGCTATACCAAGAACTGTAGCATCTGCATCATTTACAAGGGTCACATCGTTGGTACTGCCCTGACCTGTTATGATAGCCCCCAGCACGCTGGTGTAACCAAAAGCAGCATTATCGCCGGAAGCCGTGTCTCCAGCGGGTTCTACTGTTCCCGTGGCTGTAACATTCCCTGTAACAGCTAAAACAGAACCATCAAACGATAAATTAGCTTCGCCATTAACAGTCGAACTATCTACCGATGTAATAACCCTGTTGTCCCCAGAATTGGTATAAGAACTAATAGCCGCTGAAGTTGCCGCAGCCCAAGCTATATCAGTCCCGTCACTTTTCAGGAAATAACCATTGCTACCAACAGTTAATGCCGCAGGATCACCACTAGCATCTCCATAAATTATTTTGCCTCTGGTTAAACCCGCCATCTTCGCAAGCGTTATAGCATTGTCTGCTACTCCTGCTGTGGCAACGGTACTCCATGAAACATCAGTGCCATCCGTTTGTAGAACATTACTTGCTGAACCAACTGCTAAAGCAGCAGGATCGCCAGAACTATCGCCGTAAATAAGTTTGCCTCGTGCAAGACCAGCCATCTTAGCGAGAGATACTGCATTGTCAGCGATAGTCAGCGCACCATTCGTCGCTATAGCCGCATCGCCCGAGATTACAACCGGATTGAAATTCGTACCGTCAGCGATCAGTGCAGCACCGCTTGTATTGGTTCCCATAACCAGGTCATCGCCTGATATGGTTAAATCACCCGCAATCGTGACGTTTGTTGTCCCCGTCGGAATTGAGATAACAGCAGAGTCAGCATCATTTTTGATTGTCACATCATTTGTTGAGCCCTGCCCCGTAATAATCACGCCCTCTGCGCTTGTATAGCCCATTGCAGCGTCATCACCCGCTGCTGTATCCCCGTCGGCGTTTACTGTTCCCGCTGTCAAGTCTCCAACGACATCGACATTTGTAGTCCCGGTAGCAATCGTAATAACGTCAGCGTCNGCATCGTTTTTNANNGTNACATCNNTNGTGGAGCCTTGCCCCGTTATTATAATGCCCTCTGCCGAGGTGTAGCCTATCGCTGCATTATCACTGGCAGAAGTATCTCCATCCGCATTTAAGGTAGCGGCTGTGACATCCCCGACAATGTCTACATTTGTTGTTCCAGTGGCGATGGTAATAACGTCTGCGTCTGCATCATTCTTTACAGTGACATCGTTCGTTGAACCCTGCCCGGTAACAATAATACCTTCAGCAGACGTATATCCAATAGCCGCATTGTCTCCAGATGATGTATCACCATCAGGTTCAAAAGTTGCCGCCGTAGCTACACCAACAATATCTACATTCGTGGTGCCTGTAGGAATAACGAGAACAGCTGCATCGGCATCGTTCTTAATTGTAATATCATTCGTAGAGCCTTGACCTGTTATGATAATACCTTCGGCAGAAGTATATCCTATGGCTGCATCATCACCTGCCGCTGTGTCTCCTTCTACAAAAACCGTTCCTGTCGCGGTAATATCTCCAGCTACTTCAACCGTAGTCGTCGAAAGTTTCAGTATAGAATCTGTACCTTCGCCATCGGAAACAAAACGCAGAGTGGAATCAATTCCTGAATTGGAATTGGAGACTTGCAATAAGTCTTTATATGTATCTTTTGGTTTCTTACCTGTAAGCGCAGCCATTTAGAAAATCCCTTGTCCCGGCTCCAGTTGATATGTCAGTGAATGCCATTCGATATCATCGTCTGTTGATACCCTTAATCTCGCCCCAACTGCATAGCCAACACCTGTAGATGCTATCCATTTTGCGACAACACTCGATAATGCGTATTCCCAATCGGTTTCCCAGTCTTCCCAGTCAGTCGTTATATTCTCCCAGGTATCACCTGCTTCCAACAGGTTAAGTTCTGTCGAAGGAATACCCCTGCGCTGAAAGTCAAATTGCGGTGCAATCGATACATTAATAGAACCTGTACTTTGAAATACAGGGCGTAACGCAGAACAACGCTTTAATATACCTCTGGCGTCAAAATACTGATACGCAGTCTCGGCATCACCGGCAATATCTGCGGTATTATCTGAATTCCCGTCATCGGCCTTCATTATCTTTCCATCGGTAGTGCCGAAATATAAATTATCACTATACCGGCCCCAGCATCTAGCGTTCAAATCCACAAATCGCGCCCAGCTTAATGTGTCGGCGTTCATTGCAAACTGGTCAAAATCCACCGTGCTATTAGGAATATTCAATAATAATAACCGTCCCTGCGTATAGGTAGGATGATAGATCAACTGCCAGCCGGGATCGGTCAGATCATTTTTCGCAATCAACGCAGGATTGATCTTGTCACTGACAACACCTTTGGTCTCAAGCTGACCGGCAGCCGCAACCGCAGCCATAGAGATAATCCCGCCTTTTGTGGCAATTACCAGATCACTGCCGACCCTCGTTATAGCCCTGATATCCAGCGGAGCAGGAAGCCTATAGACACCCACCAGATTCCAGTTGCTTGCCGGGTTATCGCCTTCGTAAACTATCGTATCTCCAGAGGACATTACGAACACAGCGAGATCATTTCCTATCCCGCCGCCAACCCAGTCTTCCGATCCTCCTGCGACATTCCATGATCCGGCACAAACCAGATTGCCGCCAAATCCACCGACTCTCGATAGTGGGAATTTCGTTAATGAACCACCTAAAGTATTCACCGCAGAATACCAGAAATCCTGCGAGTTATTCTCCCAGAAAAAGGAGTGTGACTGATGACCCATAATCCCTTTCAGATTTGTAACCGTCAAACCTGTACCGGATACAGTCATGTTGGAAAATGAAGAACCGTCATAAACCAGAGGAGTATCAGTCCCGTTTACCCAGCCCATTGCAGCGTTGAAATTCAGCGTCTCCCAACGATTCTCTGACAGACCGCTTTTTAATGAAGAAGCAGTGGTGGAGCTTACGTCGTAAATATTGCCATTCGCACCAGCGAGAAGTTTCCTGACAGTCGTGGCGTTATATTCAGCCAGCGTGTCGACGTTGCTTGAACCTATCCCTGAAGTTACATGCTCTGTATAGCCACGGCGTAAAACCACCTTCCCTGTGCCGGGGAACCAGTTGTCTAATGTAACCGCATCCTGTGGCGGCATGATGTCGAGTGCGTCCCGTTTGTTCCAGCCACCGATAGGTGCCGGAATAGTCTGAGCAACCATTATTCACCATAACCCGTATCGGGAAGATTAACCGCAAATGCAGGAATCTGGGGNGCCATGTTTANATCCTGACCGCCTCCTCTTTCACGAGCGAATACATGCTTGCACCAACTTCTTGAATCCTGTTTTTGCTCATCGAACGGAAAGCCGAAAGCCCTTAATGCTCTCCACCATGCTTCCCGAAGTAATAAATCNTCATCCAGAACCGGAACATCTGTATCCGCTTCCCAGTTCGATTGAAGACCACCCGAGGCATCCGCACACCAGAGATTTGAGATATATTGAAACGCTATAGTCGCCGCCGCAGGGTTCTCCAATTCTATTTTAAGCGTATTCTGTGGTGTACTTCCTGCTGATCCGCTGGGAGTTAATCTCCATCGAACCTGTAATCCTAAATCAGAAGTAATCGCACCTTTGAAATATTGCCATTGTGCCGGCGTCAAAGGACCAATCATTTTCAGATTGTTTGTTCTATCCCATAGTGAACCGGGGATTATTCTTTCGAATCCTGACGGTAACGCATAAGCCGCTGTAGCCGCCGCAGACGTGAATGTATGCTCTTCCGTAAGCACCGCCCAATCATAATTATCCCGTAGCCATTTCGCACCCGCTTGCATCACGGAGAATAAACGGACAGCAGTAGCCTCCGTATTTGAAATAATCGTGGAGGGCTGAAGAACCCCTAGTTCGTCAGCTACCGCTTGGGATATCGTCAGCAGAGACATCTATCTTTTTCTTTCGTTTGGTTCTGGATACATTCTCGACTGCATTTCGCAGCGTTTTGTTTTCCTCTACTAATGCTGTCATCTGCTCTGTCAGTTTTTCAACCTTGTCCAAAGCTTCGTAAATTACACCATCATCTTTAGATGAGGATAAATGAGCTATTGCCTGTTGTTTTAACGTCATCAGGCCGGTTGCCTGTTGTGTATCACCATCCGATAGGGAGGCTACTTCTTCGATAGTATAAATATTCAACGCCTGCATTTCTTTAACCTGAGCATTATTCAGAATAGGCCATTGATTGATAGGCGTTCCGTTAATGGGTTGTTCCAGTCCCTTCTGAAAGGCTTCCCATTGCCGCGGCCAGCGTTGCCTGTGTTCATCAAGCACTTTCGTATCCGGCACATTTTTAGTATCGCCGGGACTTATAATTGTGACAAAAGGCACCTGGTCGAATATCGGTCTACCTTCTGTAATGGTCTTTGCTTTGTTCTGTTTCGCTTCCATACGAAAAAGCGGTCGGCATGTATCTTTGTTATCGAACGTAAACTCCATTCCAGTTTCCGCATCGTACATACTATTCTCCTAAGTAAAGTAAGGGAGTCACGCGAGGGAGGTTCACACGCGACTCCCTTATCCCGTTAGTACGGGAAGTCGCAGACAACTTCCTTGTCGGAAATATCACCTGCTATTGCACACACATTATCCGTTACCGCAGCGGAAACGTCTAACGTGCCNTCTGCGCCAGCACCAGTTGGTGTGAGAGGATCACCATCTGCGCCAGCAGTTAGAGCGAGAGCAAGCGTTGCTGGTCCCTGAATCTGGAACCACGCATACTCACCATCGCCGGGAGCGGACTGGCACACGCCAGCACCGATCTCGACAGAATCAGACAGATCGGAACTGCAAGTATGATTTTTGTATCCGTCAAGCGTGTAGTAATACGCCACTTGTCCAGACACAGCCGCCACACTACCAGCACCCGTATCGTACTTCATCCATTTGAAAGTTTTAATACCATCAGACGTTACGTTCTGTCCGATAGCACCCAGACCATGAATATCCGAAGTGGATGTCTGGTCAGATTTAATGCCTAAGATGTAAGCCATGATTTTACCCCTTAAGCTAGTATGACGCCCTGACGGGCGGCATTGGACATGGTCATATTACCAGCCCANACGATTGGTACTACGGTCGCATCTTGGTTAATGGCACCCTTACGTTCCAGGGGCACCATGTTGCGATTCCGGTGAGGACGCCAGAAAATATATGATGTATTCAGCATGTACATCCTGGTAGCACTACAATCCTCATCATGGAACACGTCCGCCTTCCTGAACTTCAACGAATCGAAGCCAGACACACCTGTGTCATCCGTGGTGATTCTCTGAATTGTCGTCAAAGAATTCCAGAAATACTCAAAGTATGTCGTGCCAGCTACGGCAAAGTCAGGAGCTTCAGTTGCAGACGATCCCTTTTTACATGATAGATAAAGGGTCCGCATTGCAGCCTGAATGGTGGTCGCACTGGCGGTTACACTTTCGTCGGAGAAATCATAAATCTTGTTTCTCCAGAATGAATAAGTCGCCCTGTTAATTCCACCAACTGTACCGCTAGTAGGAGCATCGGCTACCAGACTTTGCAGTCCGCCAACCTGTTTACTCGAAGTACCAGTACCGTCTGAAAAAATACCAGTCGAGAGATTGTTCGCCATCGTTCTCTTGGCATTGGAAATTCTTCCTTCCAAAAGATCGATAACTTTCTCACGTCCAGCATTTTGAATATCCGCTTCCAGACCGGACCANGTGACATTTACTGCCGCCTGTTTCCAGCTAAACTCAGCAGCGGAGAACACCTCACTCGGTGCTACATTGAGTACTTCATACCCACTGTAATACTGAAATGTTGAGTTCTCTGCATATTCAAGTTCTTGAACCAGAGTCCGGCCACCGTCAGCGGGCTTGATATTCCCACGTTGCTCCAATCTACGAAGCAGCGCGAGGTCACTCGTGATGTTGTCTGCAAATTCGCCGGAGCGATTCCGCAGCGTGGTCGTCACGATTTCCGATANATTCGGAGCAGCCATCGCTTAAGTTTCCTTATCAATTAGCCGCCGCATCCCAGTTTTGACTCAACTCGTCCCGTATTGATATTTCCGCTTTTGCAGGAGTGTCAGCACTACTGCGTATCGTAGTATCAGCACGTCTTGCGCGACTTGTACGCTGACGCTGATTTTTCTTTTCCTTGGCAAGAACATCGGCTTCCCGTGAAGTGTCACGTTCCGCTAACAGTTTTCCCCTGGTAGGTTCGTGCATCCAACAAGCACGTTGATAAACATCGCTTAAATCAACGGTTTTGCCTTCTGCCTGATCTGCCCTGGTAATCGCTGTCATGGTTTCCAGAACATTCTCATAGTAGGGATGTTTCAGGTTACCGTCTTCGTTCTTTGCTTCCGCAAAAGTATCAATCTGCGACTGTGCATTTTGTCGTGCTATATCGTAACTCTGCTGTTGAATAGCCTGTGTGTTTGTCTGTTGGACATTCTGCACTTGCTGTTCAACCGCATTGAGCCGAGTTTCAGTAGGATCGGCAAGCGTTTCATCACTAATATTGTCCAGATTCACCCCTGTAGTCTGGGCCAGCCATTTAATTGTTTCTAAAGGCGCAGTCTGAAGCGAAGTACGCACAGCCATTAGCTGCTTTACGACATCGACTTCATTTACCCCTTGCAATTTNAACTGTTCCCTGTACGGCGCTAACTCTTGGTCAAGTGGTGTCAAGCGATTTAACGCTTCGCGCTCACTAGAAAGCTCCTCCACCCTCTTCTGATGATGGGCATGGAGGCGTTCCCCCTGAGTGAGAACAAACGGTTTCGCTTCTTCGGGGAGCGCTTCGAAAGTTTCACGCTCCTCTGTCGGCCAGTGTTCGGGCGCAACTGCCCCCGTGACCTCTTCAGCCCCCTCGTCGGGCGCTGCATCCTTTTCAGGAATCTCTTTATCTTCTGTAGTTTTCTCTACAGGTGCTTCTACAGTTTCTTCATCGGATTCTTCCGCAGCGGCAAGTAACTCGCGCAGATCATCCCCGATTGTCGGAGCTTCTGTAGTTTCTTCTACTTTTTCAGTCTCGTCTATCATTTCTATCCCTCATCCATTTGGGCTGTTCATTGCCAACTTCGATGCAGTTATGATCCTTGAGATGATCGCGGTGCTGCCTTCGACCACCAATCATTTCCCCGGTAACAATAGATTCATAAGGGTCCAGGTCACCAATTACGTTATGCACATCCGATTTCGGTCTATGCTTCGGGACCAGTTTCCCGTCCCTCAAAAGATATGTCTTACGCACCCAGAGCCGCCTGTGCCTTGAACATCATGTCCATCTTCTCCTGCTCCAGTTCCTTCTCTTTTAACTCAAGCTCGGCCCACTTCAATCGTTGCTCGCCGTCTAGCTTCGCTACGTCTAGCTGTAATTTCTGTTGTGCAAACTGAGCCTTTGCTTGCTCCTTCATAACATCGACTTGTTGTTTGTCGGGGCCAGGAGGCTCTTGTGGCGTTCCTTCAATCAGGTCTTCGATCTCCCGGCTTACCTTGAATCGACGGGATGCCCACAACAATATCTTTAATGCAACCTCTCGTGGAATACCACCCTGCGCCTGCATCTGCATAAATCCGGCGACAGCCTGTAGATATTCCCCGACCGCTGCTTTGTCCGCAGCTTCATCAGGTAGAACAGTGGAGTCTGTTTCCACTTCAATCTGATAGGAGTTGTCATCCCTTAATAAATCCAGAATCTCCGGCGTTACATTCAAGCCTGTCATCCTGGTCATTGTCTCGGGAGAGAATACCTCACCAACAACTTCTGCCATCAGGCGGAATAAATCCCTTACAAATCTCTCGACCTTCTTTTGCCTGGGCATTAACCGTAAGGAAGAAAACTGCGCCTTCAGTAATTGTGCGCCCTTTGTTTCGCGGGGATCGGTCGAACCTCTTTGAATGTCCGATATACCCGTAAGCTCATAAATACTTTGAATCAGGCGTATCCGCTCCTGATACATTCCTACTAAAACCTGCGCCGTGGATTCAATAGGCACGAAGTCCATCGAACCTCTGAAACCGCCCCGCTCAGAAAAGGCTTGCCAGTTATGAGCAGGAATCATAGTTCCTTCACTGGTATTAAACAGATTCCCCAGTTCTTCATTCGCGGCATCATATACGCCACGAACCTTCAGCATACTAATTAAATGGTCTATTCTCCCGGTTATGTCATCCAGTTCATCAGCCTGATCTTTATATAGATCGAACTCGGGAACCGGCAGCATGGTCCGGTCTGTCTCTATCGAATACAGCGGCCTGGGTATCGGGAAAAAATTCTTTAAGTTTAACGGGTCATCACGACGATCAAGAGGTTCGTTAGAACCCTCACCGATGAAAATAATCTCGCGCTTTCTCTTGTCCCAAATCTCCCAGACCCTACAGCGCTTTATAATATCATCTGGTAAATCTGGATCGCCGCCGTCTGGGAGAATCATTAATGGGGCTGATTTTCCTTTATCCCCGAAATTCTCAATCAGGTCTTCACGGGTCTGGATAGATTCAAACGCAATCCAGTTTACCTCAGACCATTGTCTTGCAGGGCCAAACCTTATTTGATCCCACGGTACAAACTCGACCTCCACAGTTTCATCGGTAAGCGTTTCTTCCTCGACAGAGAAAAATGCCCCATTGTCATCAAACTGGGGCTCTTTCTCATTCCCGTCCTCATCCATGAATCTCGTGAATGGTTCGGTGTCTGAATTTGCTTCTGTCAGTTCCCCACGGACCGACATCGTTTCATACTTGGGTTTATAATGAACCCTCGATATACCTCTGCCGGCGAGAAGCATGTCCTGGACAGTGCGTTCCATCGCAACGTCGAATTCCGAGTTGTCAATCATCGCTTCAATGGCGCGCTCAATAATCATGGAGCCGCCCCTTGCAGCGGCATCTCCTGCACCAAATCGCCTTCTTACGTCAGGTCTGGCTGTATTGGAATATAACGCAGGACGCAGAGTCTCGGTATTCGCCCACAGGATATTGAAAGTTTTGCCCTTTACAGCCGACTCGTTGCGATAGCGCTTCTCTATCTTTTCAGCCTTTTTGCGCCACTTCTGTTCGCGTCTGGTCGCAAGCGTTAACTCGTGCTTCCAGCGTTGTACGATTTCATCAGGGCCGTGAAGGTCTTCGTTAATCAATTTAGTCCTCTAATCTTTTCAGTGTACTTTAACATCTCGTCGAATGTGTCCGGCTTTGTGATAGCCGCAGGAGTTGGTGTTTTTTTCTTTGTCCAGGGCCGTGACATACAGGCATAGCGCCACTCATCCGCTGCGTGATCTTCTGCCGACGTATCAAGGTCTTCCGCTTTATGAGGATCATGCGGTAAGTTTGGAATCGTTCTAATAGAATCTATACAGGTTTTGAAACAGTAAATCATCGGATAATCTGTACCCATCATCCTCGACCGCATCTCCGCCCANCCCGACATCGCTCCTCTTGGTCCTACCCTACGATTATCAGCCTTCCGCCACAAGACACCAGCCTTTCCCATCTGCTCCGCGATCGACGGNCCNCCCTGCACCATAAAAATNGACGGGTCAGCTATTCCGTAAGTAATCTTTTCTTTTTCCCTTTGTAAGATACCACGGGCGATTTCTTCGTTAGTTAACTTCAAACCTACATTAGGACTCTTCGCACCATACCATTCTCTATAACGGATCAATGACCCTTTCGGGTAAACCTTCCCATCTATATCCAGACCGTCCGAGACAGCCCACCATCCAATACTAAACGGCGAAGCGGAACCCCAATCGAATGATCTGAACTTGAGCCAGTGATCCGGTATTTTGAACGGCTCGATAACGTGTTTATCTGACCGCCAGCAATCAAAGAACGCACCCTCGACAACGTCCCAGTCGCCCTCCAGCCATGCC